ATGCAATCGATTTCTTTCGAAGGCAAATGTAACAACATTTCGGCTGGCTAAAAATTTCCCTCCCCAAAGAAGGGGAAGTACAAACTACCGCCGATGTAAATTTACATCGCTTCTTCGAGGATAAGACATTAAAGACTTACGTCACCTACAAATTAATGTAGTATGCCCCCAGTGACCGAACCACTGGGTGTTACCATTTTCGCATCTCGCGTTACGAATAGAGGGTCATGGATTTGATTTGCTTCCAATCCGAAGGAAGGTTCGTCGCGTTTTCTCGCGATCTAATAACATTAGTCAATTAGGTAAGTGTTAGTATTTCACACTTTTTAGACACCTATCCCCCCCAAGGGGGGACAACCTAAGTGGTTGATGGAGTAAAGGCATTATCTGCATTCGGAGGTGAATACATTACCATGCGCGGAACTCCAACAAAGAAAACAGGTTGAAAGTCAACTCCAGCAGAGTAATACACATCCAAAACTGGCCAGTCAGATGTACTGGTACAGTTTGCTGTGTTGTAGAACGTTGTGTCGATACGGATATTATCGTTGGAAAGAGCTCCAACGGACCGATCGCCACTTGTAGGTACAAAATCTCTGTAAGGACCCCATGCTGGCTGAAATCGCCATTGACTATACATAGGAATGTGCGCAGAAGCCGCAGCTTGCGTTTTTGGATTCGTCAATGTCATTCCTGATTGGCCCCACGACTTACGCGGGTTACCATACTGAAAGGTTGTACACAATCTAGATATATCACTAGGAGCAGAAGCCCTAGCAGTAATCTGATGACGATTGCGCCCTTGCAGTGTAGGTCTGACGATAAGATCATTGCGCGTCCTCGTAATAGAGAGACCATGAACTTCCGGCACATTAGTTCCACCTGCAATACAATTAACATGAGCCACCGTTGAACCTCGATATCCGACGAAGGCGGACAAAACGAGATTAATAGGATGGTTTGATGCGTAATTGAATGGAGCAGAACCAGAGGACAAAACTTTTGTGGACCACGAAAGTCCAGTAGAATTGAATCCATATTCTGGTGGCAACCTAGGAAAGCGATTTATGGTGTTAACCCAACCGCTATTCACAAAGGTACTATCACCTAACATGAAATCACCCGCAATCTGCGAGTAAGAAAACGATGTTCGGTGCAAAATTTGCCTTAGGGACGCTATTGTCTCGCCAACTGTAACAAGGGTTAGCTTGTCATTGACGTTTGTTGGCGTCCCATCTATAGTGCCACTTTGTAGTGCATTGGTGGTAATATTGTTGTCTATCGTATACGGAATTGCAAATTCCATGTCTGGCATTGCAGACACGCTCAACAGAACGCCAACCACAGGGCTGACGGCTGGGCCTGTCAATACATTCTGGACATAAACTGCAACCATACCATTGGTCGTTGATGGATCAGGTGTGGCATCGCCACTCGCGACAAAACCGTCGCTCTTCTGATTCGAACGCAACCAAGGTTGCACCGATTTGTACGGAACAATAAACTCGTACGTATCCTGTTCACTAGAAAGGTCGATAATCTGCGTATACAACGCAGTTTCGGCCGAAGCGGTAGGAATTAGAGGATTTGGGTCCCAACAGATCAATAGCCGACCTTTATGGAACTGAGATTTGACAATCTTGAAAGTGAATTTCATAGAACCGTGCCAATAGTGAAAGAACGAAGCTGTCCATCCACACGGAGTCATCCGTGTAATGGTTTGATTCGTCCCAACAACCCAATTGCACAGACCAGGAGTCACTGCGAAAGTCATCAACTTAGTTCCAATAGCGTTGGAGCCAGCCCAGTCTACTTGGCCTAGATACGAGATCTTCTGGACCAAATCTGAGATAACTAACGGATCCTCTCCATCACACCCTGTGACACGATTGTCGACAGTGACCTGGTTCTCAGGATCAATTGCCAACTTGTCTAAAGGCATGGAAGTTTCAACATTCGCAAAAGCATGAAAGCTCTTTGGATGAACACCACTAACATCACTCATCACTGGATTGTTCGAGTAACCAAACAAAGACGCTATACCAGCAACAGCTGAAGCGCCTATATCCACTGCTCGTGCGAAAGGTCCAATTTTTGGGGTCTTGGACAAAGACCTTGCAATCCCAGCTACAGCAGTAGCAGGGCCGGAAATTACGCCGGCCTGTAGGGCAGGAGCGAGCGACAGTCCAGCAAGCTGGACGTTCTCAGCAACAGCATACGTCGATACTGAAATTCCTGCACCTGTAACGCCATTTGCTGAACGAAGCGGACTAAAGATCTCAAACATCAGCTTCCCAATGTTGGTGAACTCAGCATTATTGTTGATAGTCAGGAAATTGTGTGGCCACAAAAAGGGCAAAACAATCTCAACTGAACTCGACTTATGTGGTTCAATCCAAACACCAGGGGCTTGTGAAATAGGGATCATATCTTCCACTGCAATCGGAGCAAGCCGATTGGTGTTCAAAGGATCATAGGCAACACGCATCAAACCATAATAAAATGGCGAAGCGTTGAAACGAAACGTCAGACGTAACGTACAACTTAAACGCGCAAAGTTCTCCAACTTGCGCTTGATGTAAGTGTTGTTGAAGTACAATTGCCAGGGGTGGATGAGATGTGGTGATGTCGAAAACGTATCCGACTCTGACCACGTGAATTCGTCAATCTTGACAGGACGACTAAGAAATTCTCCGAGAGCAGCTGTGTTCTCAGCATCAAACAGATGCGAGGTGTCAACGCTCATCGAGAGAGAATTCGTCATCGTAACATCTTGATCTTCAAAAGTCACATTCTCTTGTACCACCTCCACAGTGTCTTGCACCGCAGTGGAGACTTCAGTCACGTCGTCGATTTCACCCGACTGTAACTGAGCATTTTCCCTGTGAAGTACGGGATGGGTTCCAGGGAAGGAAAACCAATCGAGATCAGAACAAATAAAATTGGAAGCTGGCAATAAAATACGCAATTGACATTCAGCGAAACGGACAAAAACGCAGACATATATTTGAGTCTCAACCTACTCTTCCCTAAATAGGGATTTTGGGGAACGCCCAGGTAGAGATATTGCTCTGTAGCAGTGTTCACGACATAAATACGTCACTTACATATAGACAAGATCACACAAAACAAGACTTTCAATTTTTCCGCAAGCGGATTCGTCAGAGTCAAGACGAAGCATCTTTTACATGGGAGATGTCGGGAACCCGAGTTCTTTGCGGCAGCGTCGCTCATACAACTGATTCCACGTCAGAAAAGTGTTAGGCTCAGTCCAGTTCATTAGACCTGCTTTATGCACAATTCGACGCAGTTTTTCAGTCGTTTCTTCGAACACTGCACGTCCATGCTGCCAAGATTCACTTTGAGCAGCCGTAATCACCTCTACCGCATGGGCTTGAGGTGCAATCGACTCACTCGCAACACACATTGTCAGCATCTTCTCGATCGACGCCCATTCCAGAGGGGCTAGCCATGTACTCGCATCATCATCCCACTTCCACTTCCGCTTCAAAAAAGAAACTTCCGAGAAGTTGATGTATGGTCGAGACACCGCCTCCTTGTCTGCCATGGTATACGTCACTCCAATTGAAGCAAGAGCCATAGCAATACTCGTATGATTGAACCACTGCGCCACAGGGTTCACATTCATTGCATTGTCATCGCCATAAGTCATGAGCTTCACAGTCTGTCGGAACGAAGACACCTCGTGCTTGGGATTCAAGATCAAAAACGCAATTCGACAGTAAAGACTGTTTACTATGCAGTTGATGATCACAGTCAACGGTTGCCCAGATGGGTTCGAACCGAAGAACTGCACCAAGTCACCTTGGAAGTCAACGTAGGGGTAAGCAATGTCATTGGCAATGCAGCGCACCACCAATCGGTCAGTTTCGTCCCATCCAGCAGCTACCAGGATCAAATCAATGGCCTGGAAGGCTGCCAGAATCATAAGCGCAAACATGCGCTTGTCGTACTCGGCATAATCACCAGCGACGCTGGTTTCAGTTCCGAACGTAGTCAGATACTTTCGCAAATTCACCCACTGCTCAGAGTTACAGTTCATTCCAACTGCACACTCAAAGAGTTCAGGGTGATTTTGCATGCATCGGGTGAAAGCAAGAAGATACTTGCGAACTACCACAGACCACGCTGCAGGACCATTCAAGAAGACACGAGTCTTCTTCGACTTGATTTTCCTTTCAGGAAGGGGTTCATCCTTCAGACAAGCATTGAAGATAGGACCAACACAATGACCCTGTCGATAGCTCATCTCAATCTCAGCAATTTCAGCCTTGATCTCAGGAGTAAACTCAACTCCATCCGGGAACATCTCATTCGGAGAATCCAACAAGAAAAAGCGCTTGCTCTTCTTATATGGAAATCCCATACTCGTATTCCTGTTCAGTTTGTCGATAAACTTCACACCAGGAACTCCATTCACTGCTTCTTGATCAGTCAATACAACAATCTCTTTCAGAGCAAGCGGGTCGTTCTTCTTGAGATCGTCGATAATTTCCTGAGCATAGGCTGTGGACACAGTCTCTAGCACCAGTGGATCAACAGATCCATTCACTTCGAGGGTAGGCGTTGCCGCCTTAATCCAGGGTTCTTTTCCCTTCATCACTGGAGGCAAACACCTGGACACAAACCCTTCTTCCTGAGCCTCCTTAGCTATGAAGGTAGGCTGCACTCGAGTTTTGGGTCCCGCACGGAAACTTCCAGCATCAAAAGATCCATAGATTTTTGCTTGCCCAGAAAGCTCATGGAACACACTCTTATAATGAAGAGGCCGAAGCCCCTTATCACAGAGATTTGGTCCAGAACCCTGAACTTGAGCTTGGAATTTCTCCACAAAAGGACTCACAATGTCCAAGGAGATGGCAACTGCAGTAGAACCAGAGTATTCAGCTCCGGTCTGGTGCAAGCCAGCGAGAATCACTCCATATCCTGTTTCCAGGACAAGAGCAGATCCACAATCTCCATACTTGGTAGGAGTGCCAGGGTGGTAGGCAAAACTTGAAATGATCCGGTCCACAGGGGCCTGAACGAAGTTTTCCTTTGGTTTAGCGTTATCTGCCGAAACAAGATTACGCACACCATTGACATCACGGCCAATGAGAGTTCCTGCATACGCACCCCCTGTCAACTTGCGAACTGGAAGGAAATCCAGAACACTAGCCTTGGGAGGCATGAAAAACTCAAAGTAGGCGAGATCGTGTTCAACATCGAACACGAAAGAATCGCGCTTCATGAGTTGTTGCATTGAACTATGGATGCGCAACGATCCTGCATCAGAATCGATCATGTGCACTTTCCACAAGTCCATAGGAACACTATGAGCAGTCGTAACATAGAGATGTCCAACCAAGCAAATCGCACGACAGAACGAGCGAGTAGTCTCAGTCTTGAACAACTCCAAGTACACGACATTGTGACTCAAACGATCCACAGTTTCCTGGAATCCTTGAGATTTTGAACCGGTGGTCTTATTACCCAAATCAGTGGGATGAAGTCGGAACTCATCCTTAGGCAACCAACAGTTGTCTTTGGCATCCTTGGTAATGGCGGACGCCTCTGCTCCTTGAAGGTCCTTCGACACTTCCTTTCGAGCAGTCAGCCATTGTGTAGCCTTGTACATGGGATAAATCATGATCAAAACAGCCGTAACTGCCGTCACAATGGGATTTCCGAAGAAATCTGCAAGACGTTTCCCGAAGGCTTTCAACACTTCCATAGCGCGAGTCTTACTGTACACAGCAAGTCGGTACGCAGAGTACTCAACAAGCGGTTCAGTCCAACTCGCCCACTGGATGTGGAGGTTCGCAGCTTTACTACGAGCCATGGTATCAATCACAGTCCATGCCGTGTTTGTTTTGGCACGAAGTGCCTGGGTGAGATTCGTGATAGAATCTGCAATCTGGTGAGTAGTACTTACGATCTTTCCGTTCACTATACTCAGGATGTAGCGAGATGCCAACAAGGACGTTGCAAAGATACACTTTGGGCCTTCAACTAAGACGGCCTTTCCCATGGTAAAACAATACCATGACCAGTGTTCTTGGGCACGCGCTGCGTGCCATCCTTCAGCATAGAGACGATCGAAATCATCCCCCTCAAACTGATCCTGTATTCCAGAGTCGGCAATGGCTCCGGCCTGGATTCGAGTAGCTTCATGCAAATCATGAGCAGGAACCGAAGCTCCAGCACGAAGTTTGCGAACTACGTACTCAACCCATTCAGTAGGGTTGTAATCGTGCAACTCTTTTTCAAGCTGCATCTGCTTCAAGATAGAAATCTGGTGAGCACATTCTTCATCAGCCATGTAGCCATCATCATCAGATTCTTCCGTTTCACCACTTTGTGTTACAACATGGACACACTTGGTCCGTGCTTCACACTGAGGACAAGAGTCCTCTTCACCTTCATGAATAAAGTCGACAACATGACAGCAGTTCTTGCAAACTTTTGTCGTTTTCATTGCCAACGAGGCAGAAACATCGCGTTCCTGATTTGCCTCAAAGGACTTAGCAAGTCCACCAAAGAAACATAGGAACTTGCCTATGTCGGTGAACGCTTCTTCTGTGAGGTCAACCAGAACTGCATCTGATTTGCCTTTAGTGGTAGCGCGTTGTGCCTTCACCACTTTCACGCGGATAATCCAAATATCAGGGAAGGTCCCTTCAACTGGAGCAGGAATTTTGGACGGATCCAACATTCCACTCTCCATACCATTGTTGATCTCGCTGTATTCAGGCTTCACCTGAACATCAAAGATATATTTCAATCTTCGACGCACCGCCAACGGGTAGGAGAAATACGCATCGGCATTTAAGTCGACGGTGTTTCCTGTTGCGATAACGAATCGCGGATTAATGGGGTTTTTCCCCTTATCTTCCAATGCTGCCATCGGAGGATTGAAAGGGATCCCATTCACAATCTGGATCAATTCCGCAAGGGATTTGTCCATCACACCAAGTTTGGTTGCTTGCAAAGCGATATCATCAATCTGAATGCACCACTTGAACGTTTTGAAACCACTCCAAAATTCATCGGAGAAGCATCGCACGTAGCGGTAGCAATCATCAGAAGGCAAATCAAAAAGAGCTGCATAGTACTGAAACAGCACTTCACAAAACTTCGACTTGCCAACACATGAATCGCCATAGACAAGCACCGCGAAAGGTGCTTTCCTGTTCTTCTGTGACGCATCTTCAGTTTGACGACGCGCTTTGATGAGACGCAACTCACTGAGCATTGCCTTCACAGTGCGACGCTCGGTCTCACTTTCAGCATACTTGCTCATGGCATCTCCTTGACTAATGGCAGTATCCAAAGTGTGTAGGAACACAACAATATCAACACCAGTTGCTTCAGGATTACACAGTTTTTGCTCGTCCTCTTTCAGACGGAAAACCGTGTCTACCCACTTCGAGTACTCTTTGCTGGAGTGCAGAAATGGGGATAGACGTTGCATAATGGCGTTCTTGCCAGCAATCGTCTTCATGCGAACTGCTTGAGTCACACGCTCAACCAACCAGACAGTTGATTCGAGCAAAGTGAACAAAAAGTCCGTTTTGCTTGTGTACTTGGATTGAACCAAGTGCGCTTCAGCAGATGAGATATTGCAAAACTCAAATGTCAGTCCTGCAGATTGCATTATCCCGAAGGACAATACATATCTCAAGAGCTTCAAGAAGCGCTTCATCATCTCACTATTCTTCACATCTTTGACAGTGCCTAACAGAGTTTTGGCACAATCGATAATGTTATCGAGTGAGAACTCCCCAGCTTGGAGGAGATTTTGGTGGGTCGGAATACAGTAATCATATACCAAATCGGTAATGTATGCTGTTGCGTCGACTCCCATCATAATGAGACTGCGGCCAGTAAGCATCTTCACGCCTGCTAACAATGCAGTAATCATTCCTTCGACAGTTCGAACTTCACACAGAAGCTTGATAACTATCGGGATGGCTTCAAACACACGAAGCACTGACTCCAAGACATCCTTGGTCACATCAGTGGCATCAATGGCTTTACAAACCATTTTCTTGACAGCTCCTTTAACAGCGTCGACAAACATGTCCGACACTCCGTTCTGGAGTTGTACTCCTTTGACGCGTTCCAACGCTTCATCGGTCTCCTTTTCCAAATCCAACTTCTCAAGCTTGGACTTGGTGTAACGTGAAACCAAATCACGTTTCTTGGCGCGTTCCTTCATCTCTTCAAGATGAATCCAGATTTCATCATCATTCAACTTCCTGGCATCAGGAAATTGGGTACGAGCGAACTTAATCGCTTCCACTTCATACTTAGTCTGGGGCTTCCAGACTAGACATCCGGTTTTTCCTGTCCCTTGTGGACGGGAGGCAATGTCCTCGTCGAGCATTTTGAATTGCTCGAGCACTTGTTGTTCGCAGTCGCGAACGTGGGTGTAAACACAAACAGCTGAACGGGTGAGGTTGAAAACGGTGGTGAGCATCATGTTCAATATCGGTAAAGTTGTTGGTTGTATCTGGAGGTTTGAAAGACCATTTTACAACGGGTCGCGTTGGTTTGTCCTTTACTATTTCAGGGACGAGCTGCCTCTTGGAACTTTTACCTAGAGGTATATTTCTAAAATCATATTCGAATGGCAATCTAAGGCCTAGGGTGCATCACCTGGAGCGAATCACAGGCTGCCAATGTCTAATAAGTGTGAACAGTATAACTTGCAGTGACTTATATAGAACAATAATTCCAATTCAAATTGATGTAAAGAAAATGTTCTCATCTTCAATCTTAAGAAAGATTGAGTAAACGACACAAATAGTAATAACAAAAGTGATGAAACTTCTGCTAAACATTTTTGTTTTTGGTCTATAGTATTTTGTTTTTGTCCCTCAATGGGGAATATTCAAACATAAAGAAAGTACTAGTTTATATCATAGTAGATGGTAAATGTCTTTCGACAAGTAAAGCTAGTTTGATTCATAGCAGAATGATCTTGGTGTTAGTTAACATCATAGCAGATGGCTAAAGTTTTAGATCTTAGCAGATCAGTAAAATTTCCGAACATACAACGGATTTAAATAGCTATTCTCAGTGACTATCATCTAAATCGGCGAATATGTCTTGCAGTAGAAACTGCAAAGACACAAAGCGGATTTTCGAGAGAGTATAAGTAATAACTAGATCATCGGTCGTGCAATGTCCTTCCTTTCAAATAGAAAGCAAAAATTGCAATTTCTTCAAATATCTCACAGGAGTATTAATCCTG